CCAATGTCCCAGATGTAGAATCGGTAACATTTATTTCGATACGACTGGGCTTTCCAATCTGCAATATCAACTGATTCATATCAATATTTTCGCCAGCTGGCGAAAGGAACCTGCACTCACCATTGGTCACCGTAATTGTGCCGGGAGCTGTTTCGTTTACAGTCCATCCGGTTAACCCATTATCAAAGTTCCCATTAGTCAGTAGTTCCGTCCCCAACGCGCTCAAATCATCCGGCGCGTCCTCGATTGGGTCGGTGTGGATGGATATGGCGTCGCCTATTTCAGCAGCGAACGTGACGTCATTGTCTGTAACTTTTGGCTGTGCCATTATTCAGTTTCTCCTTACGCCGGTGGGTCTGGCATCACAGACGGTTGTCTGATAGCGTTCAGGTAAGCCGGGTCAAGCTGGCCTTCTTCCACGAGTAATATGTCAAATGCCGCCCATGCTCCCATCGCTGCAGTTGCACTAATTTTAGTGATTTCGATGTCGGTTAATGCCGGTATCGGATCCGGAAAACTGCGCTTGTCCTGAAAAATAGACGACCCCGTTGCTACACAGTCAATGTTCTTTTTGGTTTTGAATATCGACGCCACGCGTCGGGAGCGGTAGTGCAGTTTGCACGAATCTGTTCCCGCAGAAGTGTCATTGATGCCCAGCTCCCCACGGTACAGAAACCCTACATAGCCAAGGGGGACGGTGTACAAGGACATCAAGGTCTGGTTGTCGCCGTCCGTGATGCGTCCCTTTTCCGCTGGCGCTGGCGGTACCCCAGCGGTTTCAGTGGTGCCCGTATAGATGTAAACGACCCCAGCCACCCCAGTGGTATGGTCAAGGTCTTTTACCTGCATCCTCCACACTCTCCATAGAGGCGTAGTCAGCGCTACACGGGTTTGACCGTTTAGAACCAAATCCTGCGTATGAAGATTTCCATCTATATCCGCCCCTTCAATTTCAAGCGTGGTATTGTCACCAGCATTGTCGCTACTGACACTGATAATGTCTGCTGCACCAACAGCGGAATACGAGTACAGCCCAACACAACCCTCGCATAATGTTTGCTTGGCAGCCCCGAGTGACAGAGAATTGTTGCCGCCAAATTTGTCCTCTACTCCGTTCCCTGGCACACGCCCCTGGCTGACGTCCAGCTCGAACGATTGCGGCGACGCTCCTATTCTGATCATGCTGCACCTCCTGTAATGTGCACGTTATTTCCATCCATGAGCAACCTTACAACCCCACGGTCTGCAATTATCTCAGCGCCCGCGGAATCCCCGTTGATTGTCTCGGCACCCTCGGTGGTAATGATAATTTTATTTATGCTTGCGTTTGCACCACGATCGATGATTATCAGATCAACTTGAGCCAACGCGATTAATGCACTGGAAATTTCAATCGCGCACTCTCCGGTTACGGTTCGGTCCACATAAAGTATGCGACTCGCTGCCGTGGCCTGAAATGACGCAACGTTTACTACCTCACCGCTGGGTGAAGATAACGAACCAACCGCTGCCTTGGAAGCGTTCAACGAATCTTTAGTTGTCGGCCCCCCCCAGTCAGAATCGTCACTGGTTAGCGACGTGGGATAGTCGCCAGCAAGCGGGAGCACGGTGCCGGATCGTCCGTTGAACGTCGAAACCCCTCCTGTAAGCGAAATCCCGAATACGATATAGATACTACTGCCAGCAGCTGGTGCGAAGTCCAGCGTGATGGTGTCTCCAACGATGGTCAGATCCTGCCTGAGAACCCCGTTAACATCCAATAGGGCCGTTGCTGGATTCTGAACGTCCTGCGATGTGGTGAACACGGTATTAGAACCGTTAATCAGTCCTGCGGGTACTTCGCCTACTGAGTTCTGTGGGGTTACGTTCGTCCCGAATAGAATAGGATCAGGAACAGGATCTCCCGCCTCAGTTTCTGCCGGGGTCCTATGCGGTCGATAATACGCCTTGCTGCCAGTGGCCACATCGGTAATGCCGAACTGGCCCTCTAACAACGTGAACGGATCGTTATTCTTGATCGGGAAAAATATCCGTTTGTCTGCGCCTTCTGGAATGCCCATCGATTAAACCTCCGGTACGTTGACTATAATATCACCATCTGACGCATTGGATACAATTATTTCGCCGGAATCAGGCGTGCAAATCCAATCCTGGTCGGCGAATTTAATTACCACATTCGTATGGCTCTGTTTTAAAATATTGAAAAAACACTCTAATTCTTCGGCGCCCCACCACCGGAGCGGCGTTCCCGACTGGTTCTGGCCGCACTGGAAAACGTTCACCGTATAATTCTGAACCTCCACGTACCACGTGAACAGAAAAATCGTGCCGTTTATCGCGTCCCCGGATACGTTCCGGCCGCACAGGAACGACTCGGTGCCAGTGTCCTCGTAAATCACGACCTCGACACCCAACTTCGCGGCCAGCGATCGGTAATACTCGATCGAGTTTCCGCCTACGGCTGCGGTTTTCCTAACCACCTCGTCCCTGCGGGATTCGAAATCGGTGGGCGCGTTCAGGTTACACGGTTCTGGCAGCCCCAGTTCCGTCTCAAAATCCGGTAACAGGTTTACTGTTTTACTCGGTACCAGTTCCGTGCGCAGTTCACAGGCACGCGCGCGCACGCGGGCGATCTCCTCGCACACGGCGCCCATGAGTTTCATCCAGTTGGACAGCGGGTTCAGCGACCACGGCCTGCCCTCTGGCTGCAGCTGTATGGACTGGTCCCGGTATTCGTCGGCAGTCTTTCCGGGCAGGCAGACAGTGAATCCCAGCATCGGATCGTCTGTGATCACGAACGTCAGCGCGCGACTCGTTCCATCTCCGTTCTGGATACGGACTTCGCCTTTTCCGGACGCTGAACTATACGGGACTATAAACTCCAGTTCCGTATCGGTGGACGACGCGGACGGCTCCACGACGGTGCCACCGTTGATCTGCAGTACTACATCCCCGCTATCCAGATTAAACCCAGTACACCGCACGCGCAGCCCTGGGTTCGCAACATCTGGAGTGATGGTCTGTAGTATTGGTATCGCCACGTATTACACCAAATCCCCGTACGTGGAACCAGAGAGCCACGCGACACCCTTAAATCCGAGTGTGACGGCCTCGACCGGCACGTCGTCCTGCAGCAGCTGGTCGAGTTCGGCGGCTTCGATGGAGTACACTTTTGTTATGGCTGCCGTGATAGTCTCGTCAGGGATCGACTTATTCGGGGTTCCCGTCTGGATGAACAGCGCCCGGATCTCTCGGTTCGCTGCGTCTCTATTCTGCGACGTGTTCGGACGTATGCGCGCGCCCACCACCACGTTCGCTGGAATGCAGCTGGATGCGATCGGCACGGCCGTCACAGGTTTCCACGTGGGATCCGTAATCGACTCCTGTGCGCGCTCCACGTCAGCGTCTGCGACCGTGGGTGGCTGCGGTGGCGTCAGCTCCACCTTATCGTAGTCAGCGAGCACCACCTGCACGTTGTTCGCCTGCGGGTATCCACCGAGGACCCACGCCTGCGTGATATTCGGTAGCGCCGTGACCCTCTGGACGTAATCCGCGTCGGCTCCCCCCTGTGGAGGGTTCTGCTTTTTGTAAAGTATCCGTGCCCGCTCGTCCTCTAGATCTTCCTGGTCGTCACCGCCTGCGAGTCCATCCTCCTGTACAACGACTTCGGTGTCCCAGTTTGGATTCGACGACTGGAATTCCATGATCGTATCAGCCAACTGGTTATACTCGGTACCTCCGTCGAGGCTGGTAATTTCCAGCACGGCCTCTCCGTTTTCGTCGAAGTCATAATCCTGGACGGTTTCGTATTCGAGGTTTCCGTCGATGTCCTGAATGATCGTGCCCTGGTCGACGGTTTCCCCGATCGTTCCGGTGGCCTTCACTGGCCCGCTGGCGAATTGCGATGGCGTCTGGTAGATGCCGATAGGAATTCCGTGTAGTGGCACCTGATCAGGATCACACAGGTGCACGAAACTATTCCTGTAAATCCACTCAAGGAGCAGGGTCAGCAGGAACACGATCGCGGCCCACACGCGCGCGAGTACTTTTAGGACACTACGACGCAGGGGGGCAGACGTGCCGAAAAAACGGGCACTGAAATCCTGCTCCACGCGCGCGATTAATTCGGCCAGTGTTTGAGATTGCCATGCCATATTACAAATCCTCCTCGGTTGCCCGTCTCAGCTCCTGAGCCTGCCAGTTGAAAAAGAACGGGAACGTCTCTGTCGTGCCATCCGGTTTCACGATCTCCGTACGAATCGCGATCACCTCGTCGGAATACAGTGCGGCCTGCGTTCTCGCGCTGGTCGCCACGCCGTCGAGGACCATCCACGACAGGCACTCGTCGAACAGCGTACGCACCTTCGAAAGTATGTCTGACGTCATCTTGGATCGCGTGAGCAACCACAGACGGGATCCGATCGTGTCCTCTGGTTCCTCCAGGAAGTCGTCGCCCCAAAATCCGCGTTTCCTGTCCGTGCCGTCCGGGATGTCGTCCCCGGTTTTAGCGCGCGCGATGGTTTCCACGGAGATCGTAACACTGGTTTCGATGTCGTCGGTCAGGACCAGGTCCTGCACTACGGCGTCGAAGTCGAGATCCCAGCGGTCGTCGATCCCCTGTACTAATTTTAAATCGCTCATGGTGGCACCGGCGGGGCTTCGGGTCCTGCGGTTAATCCCTGACCTACTGTCACGCCGCCGTGGATGTGCAGGCCGTATTCCGTGCGCAGCTGATTCAGGGAACCAGTGCCGTCTGAAACATTACCGCCTACTTCCAGATTTCCAGTGATTACCACAGTGGGTGCCTCGATCGTGGCTTTGGTCAGGACCTTCGCGTTCAAAGTCCCAGTTTCGACTTCGAGTATCCTGCCGCGTTTAAAATGTATCACGTCCCCCTCGTCTGTGTACAGTGCTACCTCGCCGCCCTTCATGTTTTTTATGCGGTAGCGCGCGTCCTCAGTGGCGATAATCACGCCGCTGTCACGGTCACCACCCAAGTACACAACGGTGGACTCAGCGCCTTTCAGGGGCACGCTGGCGTACCCGTACTGCTGCATGACCTCGATGTCCTCGTCGTCGTCGTCAGCCAGGACCGACTGCTTGGCCGTGATCGTCCCGTCCTCTTCGACGTTGATCGAATCGATTACGGCGCGCGCGATCATGTTCACGACCTTATTGGTCAGCCAGTCGGTAACGGCACTCATGATCTACCCTTGTTTATGATTTCGCCGGCGTCGAGACGTCCGACGCTGGAAATAACGGTTCCAGTTTTCCACGCTGATTTCTGGCGACCCTTCTGGATGTCCTTGCCTGGTGGAGGCGTGAACGTGTCCGGGTGAACCAGACTCAAGACAACGGATTTTCCACTCGTGATCGAGTACTTCAGGGTTCTGGTAAGGATCAACATTTCGTAGTCCACCAGGTTGAACACTGGGTTCGTTATTCGGACCCGCATGTTTGAAACCCACGGGGACCCGTCCGCCTGCCTCCACCTGGGCATGGTGACGTTCATGGCGTTGGATTTTCCTGCTCGATACGTGGCTTCCCAGCGCGCGAGTTCGTTCGCCTCGCTGGCGTTCAGTTTCTTGGACGCGACTATGATTTTATGTCGATACCGTGAAACCTCGTTATCGAACGCAACGCCGGCCGCCTGATTCGTTTTCCTTGGGTTTCTGTCTTTTATCGTGGTTACTTTACCTGGTGTCCCAACGCTTCCGATAACAGTGGTGACCCCCGTTTTTTTCCTGACCGGTGGCGACTGTCCATAGATGGTGTATTTTTGGAAACGGTCTCGCACAGTGAACTTGCTGCTGGCCATCTGGCAGTTCACGCCAACCACCAGCGCCTCCGTGGCGGACTTCGCCCCAGCCTTTACGAGTTCCACGCCTCCGGTCGACGGAATCGTCGAGGCGATTAGTGACCTTAGTTTTAGCGCCCTGTTCGCGAACTCGAAACAGCTCTCGCCTGGCTCGCGCTTGAATTTATCGAATACGCCTCCGACGTCGATACCAGCGGCCACGCTGATCGGTACAGGATACGGGCTGGCAGCCCTCTGCATGATCTGCAGGGCGTTTACGTTTCGTAGGTTACCCCTCGGTATTTCGACGGCGCAGTCTACCAGGTCGCCAGCGAGACTCCTACCCACCGCCGCCAGCGTGTTTTTGCTCGGGTCGATCGATACGTTCAGGCCATCGCAGTATCCGTTCATGATCCGTTCGTCGTCGTAGATCTCCACCTCGTCCTCTGGGTCGATCGGCAGGTACAGCCCCATGGGATCCGGAGTGTTTGGAGTGGTTATCGAAAACGAATCAGCTATGGATCCGATCGAATCCGTGACTGCGGACTCCTGCCAGCCAGTCACGTCCCGCCCGTTCGCGCGTACGATTAAAGCGGTCACTCGTCGCCGCCAGACAGAACCTCGAACGGGGTATACGGAGGCAGAAAAAACGGGTCCTTGATACGATTTCGTTTTAAATAGTCCGGCAGATTGTCCAGACTCCCATACAGCTCGTACGTCAGAGTGATCGCGGTCGTGCTGTAATCCAGTTCGATGGTCTCGATGGACGCCAGATCCTGGCTGATTTCAGCTATATACTGCTGGGTCTGTGTCTGCAGTGACAGCGCAGAATAATACGCGCCGTCACTGGTGGCAGCCAGCTGCGCGCCGTCGAACGCTGTTCCCAGCGCGGCGATCGAGTCCCCTGCGTCCTGCACGCTGTCGTAAACCACCAACGGAGTCACGGCGGCCGCCTGCCCGGCGTTCCCCTGTTTCATCAGGGAGTTCAGTGCGTTATCGTTATCTCGAATCTGGTTCTCGCTCTGCGCGCCGGTTACCAGGTTCGGTGTATCGTTCGACCACAGGCTGCCGGCGACAGACTCGTTCTGCTCGTTTTTGTAATTACGATCCGGGTCGTCCTCGTTCTCGAACCCTACGAGATCCAACAGTGCCTGCCCCAGTAAGTCCGGGGACCCCAGCAGGATCGACAGATTCGTTTTAATGGCCTTGATTTTCTCGACAAACAGGGACACGTTGCGCAGGCTCTGCCTGGCCTCGAAAACTCCGTCCACTGCACTGTTGACACCGTCGGCAGCCGCGTCCACGACTCCGTTCGTGGTATCCTGCACGGCGTTGAAAAGGCGCACGAAGTCTGCGAGAACACTATCGTCGGACGCCTGCACGGCTGCAGCCAGAACGGCGTCACGGCTAGCGGCTTCCTTGTTTGTAACCGAATCGTTTTCGATCACGAACGTCAGGTCCACCTGCGCGAACTGCTTGACCAGCTCCCGCTCCTTCAGGGTTCCCTCTCCACCGCGTGCGGTGAACGGCCCCAGGTACGGGTGAATCAATGGACGCTTGCCACCGCGCTCCATGGCGTCGATCAATTTTTGTTTTTGCGAGAAAACATCCGAGCCCAGCAGGTACGCTGATATGGATACGCCTCTGGTTTTTCGCCCCAAGTCCTGGATAACGTTCGTGTCCGCGTTCGGCATGTTGTTCACGACGAGACGGCGCCCGAAGTTCAGATCGTGGGACGCCACGAAGAACGGAACGCCATCGTAGGACCCGCCCACGAACTCGCGTTCCACACCGTCGATCGTGAACTTTACTTTCTCGAGATCCTGGACGTAGAAATCAGTCCTGTTTCCTGGTTCAGAACGATTTGTCTGGAATATGTTGTCGAATATAGCCATCAGCCTGGCACCCCGAACGCCTGACCGGTATTGGTATCGATGTCAGCGTCTCCTGAAATGTTAGTTTCCACGCCGCGAGGCATGTTTTTAAAATCGAATTCGACTTTCGCGTTATTGGTCACAGTGGTATTCCCTCCACCTGTGGCACGCAACAGGGCAGCCGTGTCCATTTTACCGAGGCCGCCACCTGTCTGCACCTTCTCCGTCAGCGTCGGCTTTGCGTACGTCGGATCCCCGATCTGCGAAATCTGGTCTGTCAGGCTGCGGCCGCCGATTCCCTCACGACGTCCGACTCCGGCGCCGCTGGTTTTCTTTCCAGGGACCAGGTCCCTGCCACCGGTCTGGATCTCCTTGCCCTTGGGTCCCGTGATTAACTCCCCGGCCTTGCGCGCGAGGCTCATCAGGTCCTTGATCGGTTTTATGGCTGCTCTGGCTTTGCCACCCAGCCAGTCCCATTTTTTCCCAAGCCACTCCAGTTCGGGCCGGAATTTCTTAGCCAGATACTGGGTGAACCGCTTAACTGTTTTCAGCAGGAACGTCATCGTGATCGCGAACGCTCGAACACTTGATATGATACCGCGCAGCGGCAACGTGGCCATGCGTACGCCCAGCTTCGTAAACCATGCGATGGATTGTACCCAGACGCCACCCAGCTGGCTCCACGCGCCAGCGAGGCCCGCCTGTCCCACCGCGCCAGACATCTCCACCACCATGGCCTTCAGGTCCCCGAATAGCGCCTTGGCCTCCATCAGTACCGGATTAATTCCGTCCTTGAACGCCACCCATATGGGGGACAGTTCTTTCCTGAATATGATGATCGCTGCGGTCAGGGCCGTAACTCCCAGAATTATCCACCCAATGGGGCCCCCGAATCCAAAGAGCGCGAATTTCATCATTTTGATCACGGGGATCGCGCCCTGTATGGTGCCGATCATCCCGGTCACCACCGGGATGATATTCTTTAGCGACAGCAGGAACGGCCCGCCAATCCATGCTCCGAATCCAAACATCGCAGATTTCTGCCACCCTACGGCGTTGATCACCTTGAGAATGAATTTAAACACCGGCCCCACGGTATCCCGGAGCTTTTTAAAGAACTTGATTATATTCTGGATGTACCCTGGGATCTTTTTCGCCAGCTCCTGAAAGAACTTTTTGATCTGTGGTCGGTTCTTCTGGATCATTTTGGTGAGATTCCCCACCATGCCCTTAAGCATCGGAGCCAGAGTGGACCCGGCGTCCGCTGCGGCCAGAGTAATATTGTCGCGCAGCGTGGAGATCTGACCGGTGAGCGTCTTGCTCGCGATCTCCATGCCCTTGTAGAATAGACCGCCCTTGCTGGTCATCGTCTGGAACGTCTGGGTCAGGTCCGTTATTTTTATCTTGCCCGCAGAAATAGCCTTGAACAGTTTGGCGCCAGACAGACCCTGTTGTTTTCCCAGCTCCTGGAATATGGGCACCCCTGCCTCTGCGATAATATTCAGGCCCTCGAGGTCAACTTTTCCCTTGATCAGTGCTTTGTTGTACCCACGCGTGACGGAGTCCAGCCGCTGTGCATTGCCTCCGGCCGTGTCTCCCAGCATACGTGTAAGGCTGATCGTTTCCTTGATATTACCGTTCATAGACGGCAGCAGCTGCAGCGCCACGCTGGACAGATTTTCGAATTGGAACGGCGTGCTGGCTGCCGTTTTGTTCAGGGCCCCGACGAGTTCCTTGGCCTTGTTCACGCTCCCGAGTAGCGGGGTAAACGACGCCTCTGCGTCCTCCACCAGCGAGAACGATCCCATGAGCTTTTTAATCGAAAACGCGAGGCCGCCGATACCGAGCGATGCGATACCGATGAACGTGCGGGCTCTGCGTGCGGACGTCTGGAACCCCTGAGACATCCCTGCCACGCCCTGTTTGACGGCCTTGATCGACTTCTTGAGGCCTTTGAACCCTTTCGGATCGTTGACTTCCTTGATTGTCTTACGGAGTTGGACGAACTGTCCCTTGGTTTTACCGATCATCCGGCGAATGTCAGCCAGCGGCTTTTTATAGCCGTCGGTAATCTGGACTCGCTGTTTGACGTCTGGCAGTCTTGGGGGCATCGACTCTCCCTATCCCTTCGGCTTGTTTATCTCATACCACTGTTCAGCGCGATCTCGATAAAATATGAAATCACGTGACGTCCACTCCTCCACGCCGGAGGAGTATCCAAAGAATCCGAGTATCGCAGAAAGGTCAGACTCCCAGCCATCTGGCCAGCCTAGGCATCCTCCCCCCCCGCCAGGTGTGGAAAAAAATCAAACACCTTTTCGAAGGCCTTGATTCCGTCCTCCGCGTCGATTATATCACTTTCAGCAGGGACCTTGTCGAAGAGGTGTTCGTAAATGATCTCCATAACCTCCGCGTCGTCATCGCCTGCAGACATAACCGCCTTGATCGTTCTCATGGGTGGCCGGCGATCGCAAATCAACTGGGTTACAGTTTTCTTGGCGTACTCGTACGGGTATTCCAAGTCAATTACCAGAGGAAGAGTGTTTTTCTTGGCTTCGGGTTTTTCTTCTTTACCCTCGTCCATCTCCTGGCCGGTGTCATTGTCTTTTTTCTTGAACATCAATTATGCCTCCTCACACGATTCGCCTTCCCAGCGAACCGGAATTTCGCCCTCGTCGGTATCGACGTCGGCGTCGGCAGCATACACGCCGCCTTCTAATACAATTATTTTATTGTTGGCGAGTTCGAGGGTAAATGTCCCCTCTGCCTCGATCAACAAAGCCAGATCCACGTCGCTACCATCGGAGATTTTACCCTCGATGAACGGGACCACGGGCTCGACTTTTTCCCCATGCACGGTATCCACGCCTAGGATTTTAGACTTTTTGTCTTTGCCCAAGTTGTACGTAAAGGCCCCTTTGGCGCGCAGTCGCGTACCGTTGGCCTTACAGAACAATTTTCCTGCTCTTAAGTTTGGTGTTCCCACAATTGCCTCCTAAAGGATGAACTGGATTTGTACGCCAGCGATCCGGAATTGGTTAATGAGATTCGGTTTCATGAGCCAGTCCAGCCGGTCCACGTCGCCAGTGTTGCGCTCGCAAACAAGGCTCTCTTTGAACGCCTGCAGTCCTTCCACCCAGCCGTTGTCACGCTCCCACACTTTGAACCTGGCAATGGCCTCCGCCTTGCCAACCTTGGGAGTGATGATCGCCTGTCCGGCTCCGTAGTTGTTTCCGTCGCTGGCGAGCTTGTGACGTGGGTACTTGTTCTGCATGTACGTGCGGAAATCGTACCGAATCGCCTGCAGCGTGTACACGGTGTTCACGTTCCGATACGATTTGTCCGTCGCACCGGTAGCGCTCGTTTTGTAACTGGTTACAAAACGTTGGATCCGAACTCCACCACCTGCGTCTACGGTGAACGTGGAGACGCCGGCCTTCAGGAGCAGACCGTTTTCCTCGCCGGTATTCCTGTCGGCTTTAACAGGAGACAGTGTGTGCGCCAGCGCCAGAGTCTGGAACGGACGCGCTGGGTCGATGTTCGCAGCGTTCGCAACCTCTGCGCAGATCTCCGCTGCATATTCCTCTGTCGGAGTCGGCAGGTTTTCTGCGTTCAGCGGGCACGTGAACGGGCTGTTCAGAGCAGCGCCCCACGACTGCACGTTCGCGAACGTGTCGTTTTTGGCCACGTACTGGATGCCACCGATCTGGCGGGTGGGTCCCCACCGGTTTTCCAGTTCGGTATCGATGTACGCGATGTTCGTGGCGTCCTGATACGGCTGCCCGATAGCCTGAAACCACTGGTCTCCAATGATACCTACCACGCCCTCGGTGGTAAGGTCAGGGTCCACAGAACCGGCAACACCGTCAGCGATCACCGTGGTAAATCCAGAGGCGTCCGTCTCTCCGTTGTAATCGTTGGATACCTCGACGCCGTTGGCCAGCGCGCCCTTGTTTTTAAACGTCAGGGTCATCACGCCGGCGACGTTCGAAGCAACGCAAGGAACGTTTTTGATCGCGTTTACCTTCAGAACCATCGCGCCCGCGAGGTCTTCCGGTGTGTCAAGATTTTCGGTTCCAACGGTAGCCTTGCGCGCACCGATGTACAGGGATTCGGAATCGCTGGCGTCCCCGGCTCCCGTGTAGGTTACCGTAACGGTCCTAGCAACAGCCGTGCCATCGTCGTCGAGGAACAGGAGAGACATACGCATACGGCCGGGTTTCGACCGATACGCCTCTGCCTGACGTGCGGCTACAGATCCGTCACCTCCCAGCACGTCCGCCTGTCCATCGGCGGAAATCTCCACGATGGTATTGGCGACGGCGGTACCGGCTGCGATCTTCTGGCCGATTAGGAGCACGTGCCACGGGACCAGAACGGATCCCTCGTCAGCGATCGAGTTATCGAACTCGATGTAAAAGAAAGGCACCAGAGAATCTGATGGGATTTCGTTGAATGAGATAGTCATGGTTTAACCTTCCTTTTTCATTGCTTTAAGGGCCTTTGCTTTGGCCTCCAGTTTATCTTTGATCGGACCCTTGCCCAGGGTGATCGATTTTTCTGCATACCGCCGTTCCCAGTAGCTGCTCCAAATCACTCGATCCCCTTTCTCTCCCAAGGGCTGGTCGGTTTTCGGATTCAGTACACTGGCACCTTTGGCCGGAATTACTACCTGTCTACCCATCATAATATCACCCTACACGGGATCCAGTGGATCCACGTCCTCGATATCCAGAGCCTCTGCGTGTGCGTCCTCTGGCGTTAATATTTTTACCCCCATGCGCGCGAACGTATCCGGGGGTTCCAAGTTCGGGAGCAGTACCTGCCAGTCAATTGTGAACGTGACAGCCTCACCACCCATCAGTTGACCGCCCTCTGTGCTGGTATCGCTCGAAACGTCCGTTAAATACACGTCGTCGGCGAGACCATCGAACGGCCCCTGCGATCCCTCTTCTCCGGGATCTAAAATTTCAGAGTCCCAAGGGTAGATCAAGGCGTCGACGATCGCCTGCGTGAACAGGCTGTTCTGGTCTGCGACACTGATCCCCTCGAACTCTCCCTGCACGATAGACTCCACCACCAGCTGCGTCTCTGCCTGCATCCATCTGGGCTGCCGGTCAGCGCCCTGAAAAGGCGTTTTCCGGGTATAAACCCCGATGGCAGGAAGTTCATCCGGCAGATACTTCAGGGAGCGATCAGGGAATACATTGTCATCGATTCGCGGAATGGCAGCATCCTTGAGACGCTGAACAATGTGCGCCCTGAGTTCCAGTATTCTGATCATGCCGGAACCTCGAACATGAACGCGCGAATCACGCCCATCTCGTTGCTCTGGTCTTCTGTCGGCTTGTACTCCTTGCCCTGAATCACGAAGCGATCATCGCTGTGCAGCCTCTCGCCTTCAATGTCCACCTGCCTGCAGGTCAGGTGCGGCCTGTGGTCGTTTACGTCCACAGTGGCCTCGGTGGACCCGTTAGCGAACGAAGCGTCGAATAATCCTTGTATGACACTTTCAGGGGCACCGCTGGCAGGACGATACGTCAGGCCAACCACCTCGCCACTGCCCTCGGAGTCTTCCCCGAATTCAGTGACATTGAAGTGGTTGTCTAGCAAATCCTGATCCAGCTGGTCCCTGAACGTATTCATAATTTAATCGTTCCTCGCTTCCAAGGATTCCAGATACAGCTCTTCCAGATCGTCCTTGCGAAGTTCGCGATCGAACTCCACGCCCATCTGGTCCAGCTGCAGCCGTAACCACGCCACGGTCCCCTCGTTGGGGCCACTGGTGTCGATCGCTCCTGGGTTACCCTCGGTACCGCTCTCGACAGTGGTTTCAACCACGCCGCTCTCGCTGGCATCGCCCACGATTTCAACGCTTGCAATCGTGGAAGCCTGCAGGGACTCTACAGCATCCTCGGGCAAATCGACCACGCCGCTCTCGCTGGTGATTTCTTTGCCTTCAAAAACTGCAGTCCCGTCTGTGATTCTTACTTTCATATCAAACTCGTTTCTCCGGGGTTACCGGTGTTTTTTACTCAGCGTCCTGCACGGTCGCAACGATGAAGGCCTCGGGCTGCTCGATGGCAGTGATTACCGCAGACTGCAACATTACGAAGCGAGCACTGGGATCCGGAACAATCCAGGACTTAACGAACGTTTCGACTTCCCAGTTGCCAGCCTCTACGTCGGAGATCACCGCGTAGTGACGACGGCAGCGAGCAGACGTGGCGCCGATCAGAACCTGATTTTCAGGAACCATCTCGAATTCGTTCTGCGTGTCGTCGTCTACGTACCATTCGTCGTACGTGAACAGATCAACGCCTGGCTTGGTCAGCGTGCCGATGTACACGGCACCCTCTGGAAGATCAGCATATTTCAACAAACCGGCTTCTGTCCGGCGATTGTCGAGCTTCTCGGCAATCTTCGCGTTGTCTTCCAAGGAGATCGACGCGTTGCGCCCCAGGACAACGTCCTTGGCGATCAGTCCGGTCAGCTGCTTGATCTGGCGTTTCCAGTTCGTGAGGTCGGCAATCGGATCAGCGGTGGATGTTTCCGACCAGCGCGCGGTGGTGAGTAGCGTTACCTTCTGCGCGGATCCGTACAGGAGGTCAATTTCATAGTCCACGCCCTCGCCTTTCACGGGAACCTTGCCAGTGAACAACGCCTTGGCAGACATCCACTCGATGCGACGGTTCAGACCCATCTGCATATCGGTGACGTCCTCGCCGAGGATCCGGTTCGCTCGCGCGGACGGAGCGTTGGACCCGTCCTGCACGTACACGGCTTCACCGGGGAGACGCTTAAGGATCTCCTCGGCGTCCGTAACCATTTTGGGCTTAATGTACGGGGGCTCAAAACGCTGGGTTTTGAAATTGGTTTTCTCGACCAATTTTCCCTCGTGCATACGATTCACGAAAGGCGCCAACCGGCGTTTGCCCTTCTGAATATCGAAGTCGATATTCTTCGTTCCGTGCTGTTTCTTCGTGCTGAAGAACATGTTCGTCAAGAACATGAACGGAGGGAAGTTCGTGATCAGGGCTTCGGTCATTACTGCGGGATCAAAAATATCAATCATGACTGTGTTCCTTTACTCCCCTTATTGGGGCACTGCTGCTTTGAAAAAGATCCCCAAGTCGCGGGCGGCGGCTTTGTATTCGGCCACGGTCCCGTTCTCGAATGTGATCTCACCTTCGTTGAATTCTCCGGTTTCGTACACAGTGGTAACCTGTGTAACGCCGACACCCGTGGTCACGTCCTCGGACAGGATGGAATCCAGGAGCTGGGTTCCGTCCGTGGCAGTGTTGTCCAGAAGTTTCGCCTGTCCACTGCCAGCTCCCATCGCCATCAGGAAGCTGTCACCGACGATGAAGTCGGCAGCGCCGTCGCCGATCAGGAATGTGACGCCACCACCTGCGAAGGTAACGGCAACCGTGGCAACGCCGATCAGGACGCCGTCCGGATCGAATACGTTGAACGTGCCAGCGTTCGCAGCAGCTGCCACGCATACCGCGCTGTAGTCCCCGATTTTCGGGGGACCGCCTGCTGCCAGCGCGAACGCAGACATAACACCGTCGCCGGTGTTTCCAACGTTCGGAGTGATCGCGCCGGCCGCGAATTTAACAACACCCAGGGCAGCAAACCGCAGGAGCGTCATGCTCTCGGCGATCGTGCGTGGCTGGGTTACAATTTTCAGATCCCCGGACCGCCCGTTTTCTCGTGTTCTTGTTCCAAGATCTTGCATAATTACACCCGTTCCTTTTTAGCGCCACCTTTGGCGATCGCCGTCTGGGCACCTGCGGCCCAAGCTGAGTTGAGAGCCTGTTTTTCCACTGCCTGCGCGTCGCCGCCACCGATTCCGCCGTTGCCGTTCGCAACCTGCGCAGCGCCGCCAGATTCCTGTGCCATGGACGCGAGAGTCCCCTGGTTCGCAGCAACCTCGGCCGGCCTCTGCGTTTTCAGGTGAGCAACCAGATCCTGATTTACCTGCGCGAGGCTCGTTCCGGCAGCGATGTACTCGCTGGCCTTGGCGTCCAGGCCGGTACCTGCCACGGCGGCCAGGATCCTCGAAGTGCGCGCGCGCTCTTCCTCGATGCTGGGCACTGCTGCCACAACAGCAGCAGCGGGGGCAGGCGTGGCCACGACTGCGGGAGCAGCTGCAACGGGTGCAGCAACGGGCGCGGCAACGGCTGCAGCAGCGGGTGCTGCGGGAGCTGGCGTCTGGGTTCCGTTGGCGGCAATGACTTTTTTCTGTGATGTGATAGACATACTTGTTCCTTCCGTGATCTGTGACCCGCCAACGGCAGATCGCATTTCTGTTATTACTGATTCAAGGCTGCCGATTCCATCGGCCATGCCTGCGTTCACTGCGTTAATTCCGACGAGGGCTCCACCCTGTCCGAAGTCGGAGAGGACGGTTTCAACCGATACGCCGCGATTGCGCGCGACTGTTTCCACGAAAACCTCTCCCACTGCGTCCACGTTCGACTGGTACTCGCTGGCCCCCTCCTTAGTTTCCGGATCTACTGCCTTCAGCGGGGATACGGTGGAAATGAAAACAACTTCCTTCCCCCCGTCCTCGTCAACAGCCGGCCCCTTATAAAGTCCAAGTACGGCGCCAATGGATCCCAGCATTGCCGTCGGTTCAATAAAAATTTTGTGAGACGAAGACCCCAGCCAGTACCCACCACTCTCTGCCATCCCCATAACGTGGGTGGCAACACCGAGGGGGAACTGATCGCGCGTATTAAATATCATATCGCCCAACTCGCTGCATCCTGCCACCAGCCCCCCGGGGGAATTTATCGCAAGAATACAACCGTCGATACCCTCGGTATCCAACATCCTGCCATACTCCAGAGCTACCGATTCATAAGTCGTCAGCCCCATAAAATACGCAGTTCGGTCGTCGCTGGTCCACAGTAGGCCATTTATCTCGATGATCCCCACGTTACCACGCTGATAACTGCGGACGTTCTCTCCCTGGGTCCATCCGCCATCCCATCCGGCCTTCATCATTTCAGACGGCTTAAACTGCAGGGCCTCCATCATTTTGGACCGTGCCTGTGGTGCCACCAGCATCATGGGCGTCTGTTCCTGGGTTCCCATGTGGACGTCGATCATTTTAGTCATCGGTGGATCCTCCGTTTGTTTCCTGTCCTGGTACTGGTGACGACGTGGAGACATCGGCACCCTCTTCGCTTACTTCGTTTTCGTCGACCTTTTCAGCCGTCTGGGCTTCCTCTTTGGCCAGAGTAATCGGCCGGCGATATCCTCCAGAACTATCCCAAAGCTCCTCTACCTCTTTGGACGCCGTTGGCAGCCTGAAAAGTTTCCTGAAAAATCCCTCGTCAGACTTCTGTGGAGTGGCGGCGCCGGCTCTAGTCAGGACGCCAAACGTGTCGGCGGTTTTCGCAGCGTCTTCCAGTTCCTCGCCCTGCAGTGGCGTCAGCTCCTCGCCCTGCATCTCGTCCTCTTCAGAACCAGACTCCGGATCCTGATCGTCAGCCTGTGGCATCCCATCGGCTACGGCTCCGGCTTCGATTTCTTTCTCAAGTGGAATGCCTCTCTCTTCGCGCCAGGCCTTCTCCTCTGCCAGTTCTTCCACCACTTCCTCGTAGTCCTCGCCGTCGCTCTCCTGGGCTGCAGTCCTTCTGGATTTCAACTGCTCTTTAACTTTCAGCGCGTACGCCATAGTTTCCTTCAGCGGATCCAACTGCCCCGGAGCCACACCAACCCAGTCGCCATCCTCCCACATCTCTCTGATCTCTGGGTCGTCAAGATAACCAGGAAGATCCAGTTTCCCACGCAGGACGGCGTTCATCATTACTGTATTTTTTACAGGCTCACAGAAATCGGCTTTCAAGTTCGCGAACTCAACTTTAAACCCAGCGAACGCATCCAGGAACGCAGCGCGTGCTGCAGTGTAGCTGCTGGCATAATAACCCTGTATCATCTCAACACCGATTCCGAGGTGGCCACCGGCCTCCTTTAAAATCGAATGCGTGAACGGATCAAAATTCGGGTTCGGTCTACCTGGGTTCGCTGTCTGAATCTCCTCGTCCTGTCCCAGATCCACGATGCCACCGTAGGACATCTCATAGTCGCCGGGATCCTTATCTGCCACGCTGGGAGCGTTTCCAACTTTCGCAGAGTCTGGCACGTTGCCCTGGCTGCTCGGCGCTCCCGTAAGTGTCTTAACAAATACGGTAAACATTCCAGCCACAACAGCAGCCATCAGTTCAGCGTCGCGATACCGCCCTAGCTGTTTCAGTGGTTCAATCACTGCGGCAAGGAGTGGAACTCCACGACGCTGGCCAGGACGATCTAACCCGAACACGTGCAGGACCATCTCGCGCCCGGTCTCTTCACCGTACGCCGGAACCCTGATCATGTTCTCGATGCTGTCCTCGATGTTAACATCCTGGATGTGGTGCTTCGCGAACCAGTACGCAACCGGCGCGCCCCACTCGTCCTGCTCGATGCCACCGACAAGTTCCCTCGTAGGCAGGTTAAAGTGTGGATCCCTGCACAGATCAGATTCAACAACTTTTACAGCTACGTCCAAGTACGACGTCGGCCGATTAATAAACGGCAAGAGAGAAAACACATCACCACTGGACAGCATACTCTGGTACACTAGCGCCGTGTTCTGGTAGAAATTATTCGTGCGCGCTGCGTCCGAATGTTTGGACTTCGCCCATCGATGGAACACGTACGCGATCTCTTTTTCCTTCTGGCGTGCCTGCTCGCGAGTGATTCCCAAGCGTTCTGCGTTCAGTCTCGGCTTGTACTTCAGGCCCGTGGATACTACGTTTATTGTTTTTTTCTTGATCGCCGCGCTGGCGGTCGGGACGTTCCGTATCAGGTCGCGGGAGCGTGACCGCAGGATCGGCAAGTTCGACAGAACATCTACATCCGGAGACGCGTTGGACGTGCGCCACGCCTGCATCGCCTGGCGTGTGGAGCTGGCCCCCTGGTACGCACCGTTCGGAGTCGTTACCCCGAAGTACTGACTGGCCATCGACGTAAGGAGCTTCGCACCCGCGTAAGCCAGCGCCCCACCACGTCGTAGTCCTGCGCCTCTACCCATGAGGTATCACCCTCCGTACTGTGGGCCCACCGTTGCCAGTCAGGCACAGCCGCTCCACCTGCCCACGCCAGTATTGGAATTGTTTGGAAACGTCTGCGAGATCCGCACGCGTGAGGCTGCGACCGTCGATCGTGTAGCTCTGGCCACCCTTGATCGCCTTTAACGCAGACTTGTACAGGAGAAACATCTCCGTAGCATCGTCGCTGGTCATTGGATCACAACTACTCACGGTTGTATTCCCCTACGCTTATTGTTTTTTCTGGTTTTTCGTGGGGTGAGATCCACGGGTTGGGCCAGGTACGGTTCCGTCAATGTGTCTAAATCCACACTCGTTATTTCCAATGCTGCCCTACTTTCCTGTCGGATGTCAAGCGCTTCATTTCGAACCCTGGTCTTTCTCCATACGTTGCGTTCCCGATTGTCTTTTATTTCCCGCACCTTAGACTCTGCCGTGACCTGCTTAAAAAACTCCTTGTCGTACTCACCGTTTTTCGGGAAGTGACAGCAATTCGGTCCAGGCTCCTCGATCAGCAACTGGGACATGATCTCGTCCTTGCACGTATCGGAACCGATCGGGAACAGGTAACACCCTGATTTGTGTCGCGTCGTTACCCGTCCGAGGATCGGTTTCCCGTCTCCACCAGCACCGTAACACGGGAATATACGTCGGAACTCCCTTGGCTTGCACCACCGGTATACCTCGTCGGTACGGTGTCCGAGCGGGTCCACGCCCGTGGCAGCCACGTACATTTTGCTGCCGTCCGACCGAGTACACGACTGCAGCAGCCAGGCGTCCAAGTCCTTCCAGACCTGTGGCAGCGCAGTATTCCCCCATATGCACACGCGTGTGATTCCCCAGTTTTCGTACCCGGCACCCCACCCAACGATTTCAGCCTCGAGTCTATCGTCCTGGACGTCCACGCCAGCCGTGAGGATCATCACCGGATCCGGAACTTCGGCCGCGTATTCCTCGCGACGATTGTACAGCACGTCGTGATCGGCGCTGGTTTCCCTGTCTTTCCACGGCAGCGCCCGCTTGGTATTCACCCACACCTTGTACGTGTGTACAGATTTCTTGGCCTTTCGATACCCTTTCACGTATTTAATCCAGGAGCCCCATGGCGTAGGTTTGTACAGATCATTAATCCTGAACGACGGGTATTCCCCGTCCTTGTTCTGCGCCACCCACTGGCCCTCGTCCAACATTTTTCCCTTGTGCCGCTCCTCGTTCTGGTACTCACAGGCCGGGCACTTCATGCGCACGCTGTCCGGAATCAGGATCCCCGCCTCCGTTGTCTCCCACTCCACGCGATCCAGGTCCATCCAAAACATGT